GCTAAATCTGTAATCTTGGAGGTGAGGGTACAGTATTACCCCTCACCTCTGTCGAGTAACCTCTGTCGAGATATTGATGGCAGCAAGACGTTGGTGCTTCACTCTGAACAATCCGACATCTTCACTGGAGTTTGCGGATAAATCAGGTATACGATATGCTGTCTGGCAAAAAGAAGAAGGAGAGCTGGGTACACCGCATTACCAAGGCTATTGTTGCTTTCTCAAGCCAATTAGTCTTCGTACTTTGAAAGGCATATTGCCAACTGCACACTGGGAGCAATGCAAAGGTACACACGATCAAAACAAGGCTTACTGTACGAAAGAAACTGGTCGACTGGAAGGTCCGTTTGAATATGGACGTGATAACGAGCCAGAGCCAGGAAAACGTAATGATTTGGAAGAAATTAAGACGAAGCTTGATGCTGGTGCTTCTATGAAGCAGATTGCTACCGAACACTTTGGAGATTTCATACGATATAGCCGAGCCTTTCGTGAATATAAAACATTGATTACACCAGAACGATCGTGGAAAACACGAGTTGAAGTACACTGGGGTCTATCAGATTGTGGCAAGTCACATTATGCTCGTACATTTGCCGGCGCATTCTGGAAAAATGATACGGAATGGTGGTGTGGATATGACGCTCATGAAGTAGTCGTCATTGATGAATTCTATGGTTGGCTTACTCCATCATTCATGTTGAGATTGTTTGACCAGTATCCATTGCTTGTCAATACAAAAGGTGGATCAGCTCAATTTGTTGCGAAGTTAATCATTGTCTTGAGCAATACACACTGGCATAACTGGTGGAGGTCTGATGTCAAGTACAGTGAGAAAGCAATGGCAAGACGAATTGAGCTTGTTAAGGAATATACGGAAGTCTATGTTCCACCACCTTCACCACCAGTTCTCGAAGATAATGCGACGGCAACACACGAGGAAACGATGTTGATTGACTGATTTTTTTTTGTCTAAAAATAAAAATAGTTATACATAGATAAGCAATTAGTTGTTAACTGGATCCCCAATGTCTTATTATTCATCGAGCTCTGATCGTTATGCTACTTACCCTCGGAAAAGGCGTAGGCTCACGGCTCCGTCGCAATCGCGACAATCACCATATGCTGCTGAACGCCGTCGAATGTCATATCGCTCCAAGGGTTTGGTCACTCGTATACCGCGTGGAATATACACTTTTGTGCGCTGCACTAAGAATACTGGTGGGAATAGCCAAGCTCTTACGTTTTCAGTCACACAGAATACTTCAACTTATGGAACTTTAGGTTTTATCTTGGAGTATTTGCCGGGCTATACGGACTTCACAGCGTTGTACGATATGTATCGTGTTAAATCCCTTGTTTTTGTTGCTCAAAGTGGATGGACTAGTTCAGATGAACTTGTTGGTTCTGGCGCTCATTTGGATAATGCTGGTATCTTTTTGCATACTGTTGTTGATACTAACGACAGTACAAATCCTACATTGGATGTTATGCGTCAGTATCCTTCTTACAAGATGACGCGAATTACTGATTTGAATGGTCAACGCCATCGACAGTTCATTCGTCCGCAAATTCGGCTTGCTACAGATGGTTCTGGAGGAGTATCTATAAATCCGCGAGATGCTTGGATTTCAACAGATTCGCCTGATACGACACATTATGCCATCAAGTGGGCTATTACTCGACCAGCTGGCACTTCGCCTATCGTTGATATGACCATTGATTGGTTTTTCAAGGCGACAATTGAGTGCAAAAACGTTAAGTGATCGCTCGGTCGCTTAGTCTTTTTTTTGTCGTTATTGCCGGGAGGCGGGGGTGGGGGGGGCGTGGGCGCGGAGCGCGGAACCCTGCCGCAGCGTAGCGGAGGCACTTCTACGTTGAATACGCCCCCCATAGTCCACGAGGAATCGTGAATGTACAGATTTGAAAAATAGCTAAATCTGTAATCTTGGAGGTGAGGGTACAGTATTACCCCTCACCTCTGTCGAGTAACCTCTGTCGAGATATTGATGGCAGCAAGACGTTGGTGCTTCACTCTGAACAATCCGACATCT